TTGGAAGGCCTTAAAATAAGTCTAGCTGCGGCAAGAGTAAATGCTGGACTAAGACAGTCAGAAGTGGCTAAAATAATGCGTGTAAGCCCTAATACATTGGTTTCATGGGAGAAAAAGAAGTCAGAACCTAGCATTTCCCAAGGAAGAGCGTTAGCAAAATTGTATGGCGTCTCATTAGACGACATCATTTTTTTTGAAAAATAATCCGATTTAATTGGATTAAATTCAGCCATCTAACGCAAAAAATAGAAACGGTTTTAGCATCTAGCGAACATACTTTTAGCATCTAACGGAATTACCAAAATTAAATTTGAAAAGAAAAGGAGGAACAACATGGCACAGTACAGAGTTAAAGCACTCTTAGAGGTCGAGTATGTTGCCGACTACACCGGCAAGATGGCAAGTGCTTTGGAAGATGTAGAAGACAAAATCATTACAACGCTTTCAAAGACTGAACTCCTGCAATCTTGTGAATTCAAAAAAGTAAAAATTCAGTTGGAAGACTACTAAAAAGGAGGAAAAGAAAAATGGAGAATATTTGGAAAAATGCCGCAGAAAACCTCGCCAGTAGACACCTTGATTACATCAAATCAGGAGGAGAGATAGGGGAAAGTGCAACGGCATCCCTCGCGGCCTTTGAGATGTCGGCGAAAAACGGACCAGACGTATTATCAACGCTCAGGACAGAGTATTCCGTAATCGAGGCATTAGCGAGTGCTATGAAAGCGGAAATTGAAAGAATGGAGGAGGAAAGTTAAATGCCTAATTGGAGCGAAGGATGTTTGAAGGTTCGAGGAAAGGCATCCGATGTAAAGAAGTTCGTTTTGGAAGGTCTGCAGCCCGTTGATTTCTTCGGTAATGCGCTACCCAAACTGGAACTATCAGATCTCGGGGAGGTTGATACAGACAAGGATTGTTGGATTGAAGGAACAACAAGAGGTTTTGTAGAAAACTTGTATGTGGATTTTTCATTTGTCGAAGACGACGAAACTTTTACGGCTGTACTCGATGCAAAGTTTGCATGGGCGGCAGATGCAGAGGAGCTTTTAGCTTTGTGCCAGAAGTACGAGGTGGACATGAAGCTTTATGCCTTTGAGAAAGGGATGGGGTTCAACCAAGACATTTTGATAGTCGGCAAAGAAATCCTTAGGGACAACAGAATCGCATTTGAAGACTACAACTGGGAATGCATTTGCCCTACTGTAGGCGGCTAAAAGGAGGAAGAGAATTGAACGAACTAATCACAATCACGACTAACGAAGTAGGAGAGCCTACGGTACTGGGAAGAGAACTGCACGAGTTCTTAGGAGTAAAGACCTTATACAAGGACTGGTTTCCAAGAATGGTTGAGTATGGCTTCACGGAAGGAAAAGACTTTAGCTCATTTTTGAGCGAAAGTACCGGAGGAAGGCCTAGCACAGACCACTTTCTCACCATCGACATGGCAAAAGAAATCTGCATGATTCAGCGGACAGAAGTAGGGAAGCAAGCTAGGCAATACTTCATTCAAGTAGAAAAGGACTACAACAGCCCGGAAAAGATTATGGCCAGAGCACTCAGGATCGCAGAGAAGGAACTAAGCACCTTGAGACTTGAAACGAAAGTACAGGCACAGCAGATAGCTGAACTCCAGCCAAAGGCTACTTACTATGACTTAATTCTACAGTGCCCCAGCCTTTTATCTGTAACGGAGATAGCTAAGGACTACGGATTATCTGCAAAAGGGTTAAACAAGATTCTTCATGACAACGGCATTCAATATAGCCAATCAGGTGTGTGGTTCCTTTATGCCAAGTATCAAGACAAGGGTTACACCAGTACAAAGACGCAGAACTATAACCGTCCTGACGGTACACAAGGAAGCAGAGTACATACTTACTGGACGCAAAAAGGAAGATTGTTCCTGTATGGGTTATTGAAAGACCTTGGTCATTTACCTTTAGTAGAACGATTTAAGGAGGAAATAGCATGAAAGAAGTAACTATCAAGATTGAAGACGAGGTTTATGAGTTTTACAAAGGCCTAGAAGAGTGGTGTGAAAGGTCAGCAGAAGAGATTATCGCTGCAGCAGTACGGGAACACTATGAATGGGAATCCTAAAAAGAAAATGGAGTTACCGATGTGCAAGATCAGTAACCCCGAGAACAAATGTATGTATTTAGTTCGTGCCCAGTATAGCACGAACGCCGATAGGAGGCAAATCTATGAAAATAACGATTGATATAGACGATTCTGCTTACAACTACTTTAAAGAACTGGCAGAGGACATGGGATGTCCGGTAGAGACACTAATCAATAACGAAGTGGAAGCAGTCCACCACAGAGCCGAGTTAGCGAAGTGGAGAGAAGAAGACGGCGAGGAAGACGATTTCCGCCGGAATGGAGACGACTAATGAAAGTGAACGGTTTTCATATAAATGTAGACGAGCTTGCCGAGCTCCTGCATATCTCCATCGAAGAATACCGGCATAGGCTTAGAACCGACAGGCTTACCATAGGTCAAATTTTAGCATTATCGGACTACATGGGGCTTAGTCTCGAAGCTACTATGGACTACTTCTTTGCTGACTTCGATGCGAAAAGATACAACCTAAGTAGAAAGATAAAGAGGGAGGAAAGTAAAAATGCGAGATTATAGAGTACCGAAAAACATAGGGGGATTTAACCCGCAGAAGCTTTACACAGAGATTCTTAAGTCAGAAAGTACAGACATTTGGAAAGTGCAGAAGCTTGAGGACAAGACTTTAATCGCTAACGGAAGCGCTTTATACATTGTTCCCGGAAAATTTCCACTGGCAGACGACTTTATTGAGGGAACCGGAGCTCTTAAGGTTTTAACACCTAGGTGGGAAGATGGAGCGCCTTGCGTGGATACTAGGTCGGAAATGGCATTATCTAATAAGACGGTAGCAAAGGTTTTCAGGATAAACGAAGAAGACTTTTATTTCAACAAAAAGTATTTCAAATACTTCACAGACGACACTTTCGAGTATCGAATGTCGGGTAATAGAAGTAAATCATTGTACGTAGCCTATAAAGGTGAGCTTATAGCAATGATCCTTGGAATCAATGTTTCTAAGTAAAGGAGGCACATCATGCCAAGACATAGAATTAACCGCCCTAAGGGCGAAGTAGTCAAAACATTCTTAGAAATAGGGAAAGCTAAACAGAGCGTAAAGCAAAGTGCCGTAGCTAGGTATCTGGGTGTATCGGAGAAAACAGTAAGTCTTAGAAAGTCTGACGGAGAATGGAGTCTTCCGGACTTCGCACATCTCTGCAAGTACTTCAAGGCAACCGATGAAGATATCGTAAGCATGGTAAGGAGCTATCAATGAAAATCAAAATTGTAAAGGTGCTGTCAGTTATTAACTTGGTGTTCCTTATGGCTGTAGTCTCCGCACTTGATACAGAGACGATAGGAGCGGATGTATTCACAGCTTGCATGCTGCTTAGCGTAGTAGTCGGGGTAGTGCTTATGCATATCCTGGAACACTTGAAAAGGAAGGAAAGGAGACGGCGGGATAATGAAAGACAAGCTAAGTTATACCTACGAAGAAGCTCTGGAAGAAGAAAAAGAGCTTGAAGGAAAGATAAGGGCTGAACTTGATAGCCTAGGTAAGCCGGAGCTTATGGCAGTAGTGAAGGATTACGCTGCAGTACACTCCATCCGGCTCACTATAGCGGTATATGAAGGGTGCTAAACCATATAGCCAGGAGGGCTGACATCATGAGAAGACTTGAATTAGGAATACTGGGATTTTCGATACTGCTTTTATTTGTAGTAGGTTACTGCCTCGGTAAATCCGTTTGCATCGGACCCGTAGGAGAGCAGTACAGGTTAGCCAGTTTGGCGGGTGGATTTTTACAGTTTTTAGTAACAGTAGGTTTATTTATAGCAATAGGAAAGGAAGAAATATGACTTTAACACTTGGTAATGACGAATTTAACACCTTAGCGGAGATTATCGCTAAGAAGGTAGCGGAAAGCATTAAAGGATGCGTTCCGGAGAAGGTTAAGGAAGAGGCGGTTAAGGAAGTAAAAGAAGTAAAGACTGAGGCTAAGAAGGAAGTTAAGGATGAGACCATTGAAGCTAAGAAGGAAGAATCAGGATTAAGCCTTGAGCAGGTAATCAAAGCCGTGAAGGATTACACCCTGAAAGATAAGGACGGAGCAAAGAAGTTAAAGCCAATACTACAGTCCTTAGGAGTAGAAAGGCTTTCCCTGCTGCCTAATGACAAGCTCCCCGAGTTTGTAGAGGGAATCCGTAAAGTGGGGGTAGAAATCTAATGCCGGAACATGAGAATCGAGCGCACGCTCTTCTTTCAGCCAGTGGCTCGCATAGATGGATGACTTGCCCTCCCTCTGCAAGGCTAGAGGAGTGCTGTGAGAATAGGACATCAGACGCAGCCAAAGAAGGAACCCTTGCCCATGAGCTCTGTGAGATAAAGGTAGCAACACTTAGAGGCGAGGATGTCAAGGAATCCGACTATGAGAAGCTCCTTAATGACCCGATGTACACCGAAGAAATGGGGGTTTGCACTAACAGTTATGCAGAGTTTTGCGTAGAGACTGCAAAGGAAGAGAAGGGGCTCCCCATCATCGAGGTAGAACTTGACTTAACTGCTTATATTCCGGAAGGCTTCGGCACTGTGGACTGTGTGATCGTAAGCGAGAAAACCCTTCACATCATAGATTTTAAGTATGGTCGAGGTGTAGATGTATCTCCGGTAGAAAACAGCCAGCTAATGATTTATGCCTTAGGCGCCTATGACCTATACAGTTCATTCTACGACTTTGAAAATGTAAAGCTTACGATTGTGCAGCCGAGGCTGTCCGCAGAGCCTAAGACTTGGGAGTGCAGTATTCAGGATCTATTAGACTTTGGGGAAAGACTAAAGCCCGTTGCGGCACTCGCCTTTAAAGGCGGAGGAGAGTTTGCTCCATCAGAACACACCTGCCTATTCTGCAAGGCGAAGTACACCTGTAGGGCAAGGGCAGACAAGAACCTAGCTACTATGTTCCTTCAGGAAAAAGATCCTTACACTTTATCCAACGCCGAAATCGGGGAAATCCTTGCAATGGTATCAGATTTTCCAAAATGGATAAAAGACTTAGAGGATTATGCCCTGGAACAGCTTCTTGCCGGAAACGAAATCAAAGGCTACAAGGCAGTAGAAGGAAGGTCCAGCAGAGTATGGAGCGATGAAAAGAAAGCCTTTGAAGTAATCATAGAGGACGGAACAGAGGAGAAAGACCTCTATGAGACCACACCTTTATCCTTAGCAAAGATTGAGAAGCTTCTAGGGAAAAAGAAGTTTGCCTCCTTAGTAGGAGGATACGTAACAAAATCGCAAGGAAAGCCAACACTTACGCTTTCTAGTGATATAAGACCATCAATTCAGGACGTTAAGTCCATGTTTACAGAAGAAGGAGAAAATTAATTATGGGAACAGCAATTACTACAGGAATCGTTAGATTATCTTACGCACACATCTTTGAGCCGGCAGCAGATTTATCCGGAAACATTAAGTATCAAGCTACTTTACTGGTTCCAAAGTCTGATACGAAGACCATTAAGGCAGTAGAAAGTGCCATCGAGGAAGCTAAGCAGCTAGGAAAGGATAATAAGTTCCAAGGGAAGATTCCTCCGAAGCTTACTATCGCATTCGTAGACGGTGACGGTACAAGACCTACAGACGGTGAGCCTTATGGTGAGGAGTGCCACGATCACTACATCATTACGGCTAAAGCTAATGAGAACCGCCCGCCATTAGTAGTAGACAAGAACTTACAGCGTATCTTAGACCAGACTGCCGTATACAGCGGATGCTATGTAAGAGCGAACATTAACTTCTATGCTTACAATTCCAACGGCAACAAGGGAATCGCCTGTGGACTGAATGGTATTCAGTTTGTTCGTGATGGAGAGCCATTAGGCGGTGTTCAGATTACGGCAGAAGGCGCATTCGGAGATGGCTTCGAGTTCGCAGAGGACGACAGCGTAGACGATATTCTTTAATCAGAAGGAGGGGCTATGAAGCACTTAAGTATTGATATTGAAACATCTTCGGATGTGGACATTAGAAAATGCGGAGCCTTTAAATATGCAGAGTCAGAAGCGTTCCGCATTATGCTCCTAGCCTATGCCTTTGATGATGAGCCTGTGGAAGTTATCGACTTAGAAAAGGGGGAGGAAATACCCCTTTTTCTTTTACAGGCTTTACAGGATAAAGAGGTAATCAAGCACGCTTATAACGCTTCTTTTGAGTGGCTTTGCTTAAATCAGGTAGGCTACAAAACACCTATAGAACAGTGGCAATGTACCATGATTCACGCAATGTACTTAGGTTTTCCTGCGGGACTCGAAGCTACCGGAGAAGCTGTAGGACTTCCGGAAGATAAGAAGAAGCTTGCGATAGGTAGGCAGTTAATTAAATACTTCTGTCTCGGTCCTTATAAGCCGGACGCAGATAAATGGAATCTTTTTAAAGACTACAACCTTAAGGACGTAGAAGCAGAAAGAGCCATAGAAAGAAAGCTTTCTTCCTTCCCTGTTCCGGAGCTTGAATGGGAAAGGTGGCGAAGGGATGTTCTTATGAACTACACCGGCGTAGGAGTAGACATGGAGCTGGTAACAGGAGCACTAGCGATTCAAGAGGAGAGTGTGCAGCGTCTTACAGATGAAGCTGTAGCCTTAACCGGCTTAGAGAATCCAAACAGCCCAACGCAACTTCTGGAATGGGTAAATGCAGAGGGCATAGAGCTTAAGAGCATTCAGAAGAAGGATGTGCAGGACGCTTTATCCGGAGATCTCCCTCCTAATGTACGCAGGGCTTTAGAAATACGGCAGCAGTTAGGAAAGACATCGGTTAAGAAGTACGATGCGATTCTAGCTTGTGTATGTGAGGACGAAAGAGTTCGAGGCATTTCCCAGTTCTACGGAGCAAGGACGGGACGTTTCAGCGGTCGCCTTGTGCAGATGCAGAATTTGCCACGCAACTACTTGGAGCCACTAGAGGATGTTCGGGAGATTGTGAAGGCAAGGGACTATGAAACGCTGGATCTTATCTATCCAAGCATAGCCGACACGCTTTCACAGCTTATCCGTACTGCCTTTGTCCCTAAGAACGGAAAAAAGTATGTCGTTGCAGACTTCTCCGCTATTGAGGCGAGAGTTATTGCCTGGCTTGCAAGGGAAGAATGGGTAAATCAGGTATTTGCAACACACGGAAAGATATATGAAGCAACGGCTTCTCAGATGTTCCATGTTCCTATTGAAAAGATTGTAAAAGGGAATCCGGAATACGCGTTGCGGCAGAAAGGTAAGGTTGCGACTCTTGCCTTAGGCTATCAAGGAGGAACGAATGCTCTTATTTCTATGGGGGCTTTAGACATGGGGCTTTCAGAAGAGGAACTTCCGGAAATCGTTACCAGATGGAGAGCTGCTAACAAGAACATTGTGCGTCTTTGGTACAAGGTCGGAGAGTGTGCCCTAGCTACTACGAAGGACGGAAGGGCAAGAACCTACAACGGCTTAATCTTTAGGCTGGAAGAGGACTTAAACAACGGCCTTCGATTCCTCACAATCGAACTACCGAGCAAGCGAAAGCTTTTCTACTGTAAGCCCTTTGCCGGAGCAGGGCGGTTCGGCGATGTTTTAACTTTCTTTTCCCAGAACCAAACTACGAAGAAATGGGGAGAGGAGCAGACCTTCGGAGGGAAGCTTGTGGAGAACATTGTGCAGGCCGTTGCCCGGGATTGTTTATGCGTAACACTTGACAGGATAGCAGAACAGAATTTACAGCCTGTTTTCCATGTACACGATGAAATAATCGTGGAAGCAGACGAAAGCCTCACAGTAGAGGAGTTATGCGATATTTTCGCCATTCCTATACCTTGGGCTAAGGGATTGATACTTAAGGGAGCGGGATTCGATGGATACTTCTATCAAAAGGATTAGTACGGCCAAAAGCCGAAAAAGTAAAGATTGGAAAGAAAAGGCCGTCACTTGGGATGGGTTCCTCGCGCTCTTTAAAACTCCTAAGGTAGGCAAGGAAACCATGGAAGAGTATCTTGCTTTTCCTAAGGACAAGCAGGACAGCCTTAAGGACGTGGGAGGCTTTGTAGGCGGTACTTTAAAGGACGGCATCCGGAAAGCGCAGAATGTTCTTAGCCGGAGCCTTATCACTTTAGACCTTGATAACATGGATGACTCTGATACGGAGGACGTTTACCGGTCTATAGACTTGTTAGGTTATAGGGCTTTAGTGTACAGCACCAGAAAGCATAAAACTTCAAAACCGAGGCTAAGAATTGTGATCCCTTTAGAAAAGGAATGCTCGAAAGAAGAATACGAGCCGATAGCAAGAATGATAGGTAGCAGAATAGGGATTGACCTGTGCGACCCTACCACCTTCGAGGCTTCTCGGCTTATGTACTTCCCTTCTATCTGTAAGGGCGCCGACTATGTTTACAAGGTCTTTGAAGGGGAAGAGGTAAGCGCTGAGAAGGTACTGGGGCTATACCACGACTGGAAGAACATCGCAGAGTGGCCAAAGTGTCAAAGTGAGAATCTTATCATTAGAAGGGAAATCACGAAGCAGGGAAATCCTCTTGAGAAGTCAGGGCTTATTGGAGCCTTCTGTAATGCCTATGATATCCCCTCAGCTATAGAGCACTTCCTATCCGGTATTTATGTTCCAACAGATAGACCGGATAGATGGACTTACGCAGACGGAAGTACGACAGGCGGTGCAGTTTTATACGACAAGGACACCTTCATGTACTCCCATCATGCTACGGATCCTATCAGCGGAATACTGGTAAATGCCTTTGACCTTGTAAGGCTCCATAAGTTCGGAGACCTTGACGAGAAGGCCAGTCCGAATACAAAGGAAGAAAATAAACCGTCTTTCAAGGCGATGTGCAGCTTCGTAAATAATGACCCGACGGCAAGGAGTACTTTAGACCTGGAACGCATGAAGGCCTTTGAAATGGTATCTACGGAAGAGGGTGAGCCTGAAGAGCTAACGAAAGATGACTTGTCTTGGATGGCAGACCTTAAGCGGAACGAAGATGGGAGAGTGCTTCCCACCATCCGAAACTTAGAAACCATCATGCAGAACGACTTCAACATCAAAGGAAAGATTTACTCTGATGCATTTACCGGAAGAAACTACTGCGGAGGTGCGGTGCCATGGGACAAGACAGGGTATCACGAATGGACGGATGAAGACGATTGCGGACTGATCGGATACATAGAGACAGCCTATGCAGTCTATCACAAGGATAAATGCTATACGGCATTAACCAATGTTCTTCGGAATAACCGGATTAACTCCGTAGCGGATTATCTCAATTCCTTATCCTGGGACGGCGTAGAGCGTGCAGAGACGCTTTTTATCGACTACTTAGGCGCAGAGGATAATTGCTATACAAGGGAAGTAACCTTAAAGACTTTACTGGCTTGTGCCATAAGAGCCTATAAGTTTGGTGCTAAGTACGACAACATGCTTATCCTTACAGGAGAACAGGGAATAGGAAAGAGCACCATACTGGAAAGACTGGGAAAAGATTGGTTTGCAGACTTTAAGGCAAGAACCGTCGGAAAGGAAGCCGAGGAAGCTATAGCCGGGAAGTGGATTGTAGAGATGGGAGAGCTTGCAGCGCTTAATAAGCAGGAATCTGAGGATATTAAGCAGTTCCTATCTATGAAGAGCTCCTATCACAGAGAAGCATACGGACGGCGCAGCATAGAGCACAAACGAAAATGCGTGTTCTTCGGTACCAGTAACAAGGATGAGTTCCTCCGGGACGAAACAGGAAACAGAAGATTTTATCCTTTACCGGTAGGTGTTAAGAAGCATAAAAAGAACATCTGGAAAGACCTAACAGGCTCGGAAATAGACCAGATATGGGCAGAGATAGCCTTTAAGGTTGACGCCTGTTTAGAAGATTACGACGCATTGCAGTATCAGGTTCTTAGCGAGGAAAGCAATAAGATTCTGGCAGAGCTGCATGAGGAATTTATGGAACAGGATCCTATTCAATCTATGGTAGAGAAGTTCGCCACTACGCAAGTACCGGTTAAATGGATGGATATGGATATAGCGCAGAGGATAACCTTCTTAGAGGGAAACATGGTCTATGATGGAGAGCTTATGAATCTGCCGTATCTTTCTCCGCAGAATATCCATTGTGAGCTTTTGAAGATGCCTCTGGGAAGCTTAAAGCGTTTGGATTCGCATAGATATCTCAGATGTATAAAGGTCATTAAAGGCACTAAGAAAGCAAGACTAAGGGATGAAAATTATGGACAGGTAAGGTGTTATAAGTTACTAAATATTGACATCAAAGGACGGAAATAGCGTGTGACTAACTCTTTCAAAAAGAGCGTATTTTGTGACTAATGTGACTAACTCTTTCAATTTTAGCAAAAACTAAAAAATTTGAATCAAAAAAAGTTAGTCACATTAGTCACAAAAATCAAAGAGTTAGTCACACAAGAAATCAAGTGTTTATGCGGTTCTAAGTGCTATTTGTGACTAAGTGACTAACTTTTTATAAAAATAAAAGATTACTGGAGCAGATAGCAGTACATAGTAAAACCATTAAATACGTGTATATATAGGCGTTATTTAATAATTAACTGCGTGCATGTTGTGCGCTGTGGGCGTATACGCGCGCGAGGGATTTTTTGGTCACTTAGTCCCACGCACCTAAAACGGGAGGGATGTTTATGCTGGAAAAGGACATAGAAAAGAAGTTTAAAAGGGCGCTGGAAGCGAAGGGATGTTTAGTATACAAATTCTCTTCCCCAAACTGTCGAGGCGTTCCGGATAGAATCGTTATCACCGATGCCGGTAAAGTTCTATTCGTTGAACTTAAGACGGAGAAGGGAGTTCTTTCTAAACTGCAGAGAACACAGCTTAAAAAGCTTCTGGCTCACAGGCAAAATGTCTTCGTGCTTTATGGCATTCAGGAAGTAGAAGAATTTGTAAATAATATTGATGATTGGAGGTGATACCTTTTGAAATTTGTTCCGCATAATTACCAGGCGATGTGTATAGACAAAGTCGTACATCAAAACTCTGTCGGCCTTTTCTTGGACATGGGATTAGGCAAAACAATTATTACATTGTCTGCCATTGAGGAATTAAAGGATAGGCTGGAAGTGTCTAAGGTTCTCATTATCGCCCCTAAGAAGGTAGCGGAATCGACCTGGACTAACGAATCTAAGAAATGGGATCACACGAAGGATTTTAAAATCTCTAAAGTTATGGGTCCACAAAAGGAACGGCTTAGAGCTTTGCAGGCTAATGCGGATATCTATGTAATTAACCGGGATAATGTTATGTGGCTTTATCAAACCTTAGGAAATGACTGGTTCTTTGATATGGTTGTGGTAGATGAGAGTTCAAGCTTTAAAAATCCACAATCCCAAAGGTTTAAGGCTTTGAAGAAAACCTTGCCTAAGATTTCAAGGGTAATCTGCCTTACCGGCACGCCTAGTCCTAAGAACTTACTAGACCTATGGAGCCAGATATATTTACTGGATCGGGGAGAGAGACTTGGCCAATTTATCACGCATTACCGGACGAGGTATTTTGATTCCGACTTTATGGGATTCGATTACAAACCGAAGAAGGGCGCAGAGCAGGCTATCACAAATAAGATATCCGACATTTGTATAAGCCTGAAAGCGAAAGACTATCTGGAGCTTCCCTCCATCGTCTATAACGAGATACCAGTTGACTTGGATAAGAAAGCCTTAAAGGCCTATCAGGATTTGGAAAAGAACATGGTTCTATCCTTGGAGGAGTCGGAGATAACTGCGGTATCTGCCGGAGTGCTTACAAACAAGCTTTCCCAGTGTGCGAACGGCGCTATCTACGATGAGGATAAAGTAGTGAATCACATCCATGACTGCAAGCTGGAACGCTTTACAGAGCTTGTGGAAGAGTTGAATGGAGAGTCAGCATTAGTCTTTTACAATTTTAAGCATGACAAGGATAGGATCCTGAAAGCATTAGAGAAGTCAGGTTTAGAAGTTAGAGAGTTTAAAAGCCCTAAGGATGAGGAAGACTGGAATAAGGGGCATATTGATATTTTACTTGCCCATCCTGCAAGCACGGCTTACGGAATCAACCTCCAATACGGCGGACGAAATATCATTTGGTTTTCGCTACCTTGGAGCTATGAGCTGTACGCCCAGGCGAACGCCAGACTTTTCCGGCAAGGACAAGAAAAGCCGGTTATCGTGCATGAGCTGCTTTGTACGGATACGGTAGACCATGATATTAAAAAATCCCTCTCTGAAAAGGGGCAGAATCAAGAGGATGTACTTAGAGCCTTAAAGGCAAGGCTTGGAAAGGTGGAATGATATGGAGAAGAAGATGCTCGAGCAGTATTTGGACGCGTGCGAGCTCATAAAGGAGACCGAGGAGAGAATAATCAGGTTGAAGGAGAGTAGGACTACTCTTGTAGACAAGGTTGAAGGGTCAAGCCCAGAGTTCCCGTGGATCAAGACAAGCTTCAAGATTGAAGGATTCCCGGAGGAGGAAATGGACCTTATTAACCGGGAAGAGCATCTCCTATATCTTCAAAAGACGGATGCCCATGAGTTGAAAGTAAAAGTCGAGGAGTGGTTGGCATCTACTCCTATGCGCATTCGGCGCATAGTGCATCTTAAGTATTTCGACAATTACACTTGGGAGGAAGTAGGCGCTAAGCTATCCGGAGGCGGGGAAAGCGTTAGGAAAGAGCTGGAGAGATATCTCAAAGATGGCGATTGTTAAACTTTGTCCGTTTTGTCCCGTATTGTCCGTTTCAAGTGTGATAATATCTAAAGTGCGAAATTGAAGTCAGAGCTCGGGGGTATATTCCCCGGGCTTTTTGTATGCCTAAGAAAGGAGGTGGAGTGTGGCAAGACCAAGGAAAGAAATAAACCAGGCAGAGTTTGAAAAGCTGTGTGGACTGCAATGCAGCAAAGAAGAAATATGCGGCTGGTTCTCCATCACGGATAAGACATTGGACGCGTGGGCAAAAAGAACATACAACGAAAGTTATTCCGAAGTTTACAACAAAAAGCGGAGTCCGGGGAAAATATCACTCCGCCGGGCGCAGTTTAGACTGGCAGAGAAAAACGCAGCAATGGCGATATGGCTAGGCAAGCAGTATCTTGGCCAGCGTGATAAGTATGAGGTGGAAACAACTGATAATGACGCTGTATTACAGTTCATAGAGGGGATGAAGAACCGTGATAAGTTTAAGTCCGAAACAAACTGAATATCTTAATCAAGCGACAAGGCGTTGGAACATTAAATCCGGTGCGGTGCGTTCCGGAAAGTCCTTTGTAGATATGACTGCTGTGATACCGATGCGGATTATAGACCTGATTGGAAAGCCGGGGCTTGTGGTTATCCTTGGGGTATCAAGAGACACAATCGAAAGAAATGTACTTGAGCCTATGAGAGAGGTATATACCGCAAAGCGTGTCGGAACGATTAACTCGCGGAATATAGTCCGGCTATTCGGCGAGGATGTGTATTGCCTAGGAGCGGAAAAGGTATCTCAGGTAGCAAAGATACAGGGGGCCTCAATAAAGTACGCTTACGGCGACGAGATAGCAAAGTGGAACAAAGAAGTATTCCGGATGCTACAATCCCGTTTGGATAAGCCTTACTCCTGCTTTGATGGCGCCTGTAACCCTGAGCACCCTACACACTGGCTGAAGGAATTTATAGATTCTGACGTGGATATGTACCTACAGGAATACACGATATTTGATAATCCGCACTTGTCCAAGGAATTTGTGGACAATCTCTGCAAGGAGTACAGCGGAACAATCTACTATGACCGCCTAATTCTTGGACGCTGGAAGAGAGCCGAGGGAGCAATATACAGGAAGTTCGCTGATGAGCCGACAATGTTTAAATGTGAAATTGTGGATGCCATAGACCCTAGCGCAAACTGCAAGCAGTTCCGCAGAGAGGACATTACAGGCATCGAGATAGGGCTGGACTTTGGAGGAAACAAGTCAGGTCACGCCTTTGTAGCTAGAGGATATGTAGACGGATACCACGATTTGATTATTCTTGCCTCCAGAAGGATTAAGGCGACAGATGCGGGGGAAGCGATAGACAGTAATAAGTTAGACGCTCTGTTTATTGATTTCGTCAGGTATGTAGAAGAAACCTATGGAACGACATCTTATGACGGATACCATAACTTGGAGAGTGTTTACTGGGACAATGCGGAAAGCGTTCTCGGTACATCTATCCGTAATGTTGTGGAAAAGGAATTTCCGTTTATCATAGTTCGTCCGGCAAAGAAGGATAGGATTAATGATCGTATTAACTGCATGCTTCGCCTTATGGGCGCTAGGCGATTTTGGATTACTGACGATGCTGAGACTGTACGCAAGGCACTTTCAGACGCTGTATGGGATAAAGCGAAGGAGGCTGATATACGATTGGATGATGGATCCACGGATATAGATAGCCTGGACGCTATGGAGTACACCTATGAACGCGATATTAAGGAACTGATAGGGGAATAATATGTTTGAAAATCTAACAAACTGGCTGAAAGGAGTAATGGGTAAGATGTTCGGTTACAATATCATGAAAGGCATAGCCGGGCGAGATATCACAATGTCCCAGCCTATGATTGACGCAATCAATCTGTGGAAGGATATGATATGCGGTGCAGCGGATTGGATTAACGAGGAGAAAGGAATTACATCTCTTAAGCTAGAGGAGTGCATCTGTAGAGAATTTGCGGATATTGCTCTTGGAGAGATGGAGGCCAGTATTGATAATCCGGTATTGGACGCCATGCTCAAGAATGCCATTCGAGACCTTAACGAGAATTTGCAAGACGGCCTTGCGCTAGGTTCTTTTATCCTTAAGCCGCTAGGAGACGGTCGGTCGGAATTCGTATCAGCGGATAAATTTGTGCCTATTGCCTTTGATGATGAGGGCAAGCCTTCGGACATTATGTTCTTTACACGCAAGAAGGTAGGAGAGAGCAGTTGGTTTACAAGAGTGGAACGGCACTATTTCGATGATAACCACAATCTTGTTATTGAGAATCGGTGCTATCGTTCCAGTTCGGAAAGCATGGTAGGATCTCCGGGGAATCTTGCTGACATAGACGAGTGGGCGAACATTGAGCCTGGACCCGTTGTCTTTCCGGGAATGACAAAGAATGATTACGGATACTTCCGGGTGCCGCTTAAGAACAGAGTAGACGGCTCTCCGTGTGGCGTTTCTATCTATTCTGCTGCCGTTTCAGCCATTAGAAAGGCGGATATCCAGTACGGCCGTCTTGATTGGGAGTACAGCTCCGGAGAAAGAGCCGTCCATGTAGATGAGCGGGCGCTTCGCCACAAGGATGGAAGAGTAAAGCTTCCGGAAGGAAAGCAGAGGCTATACCGAGGGCTTAACCTTGAGCAAAATCAAGGAGAACTCTACAAGGAATACTCACCGGCTATGAGAGACGAAGCCTATATTAGGGGGCTTGAAAAGACTTACCGAAACATTGAGTTTATCGTAGGCCTTGCTTATGGGGATTTGTCAGACGCCTCAGAGGTAGATAAGACTGCGACCGAAATTAGAGCCTCTAAGCAGCGGAAGTATAACCGAGTGAATGCAATCCAAGAGAACCTCCGAGATTGTCTTTCCGACTTCGTGGACGCCCTTGCTTTCTACAGCGAGCTATATACGACAAAGTATGAATTCTCCTGTGCATTTAATGACAGCATCCTTACCGACGAAGAGAGCGAACGCGAACAGGATCGCAAGGATGTTGCTATGGGGGTTATGGGGCTTGCTGAGTATAGAGCGAAGTGGTACCAAGAGGACGAGGAGACTGCTGCCGCCAATCTGCCTGAGCAGCCGTCTACTGTATTGCCGTGAGAGAAAGTTATAGCTCCTCTCTTGCGGTAGGATTAGAGGCTAAATACCGAAAGCTTGAGCAGGATATCATGGCGGATGTAGTCCGCAGGATAAAAAAAGCCGGTAAGATAACCAGCATGGCAGACTGGCAGTTAAACCGTATGCTTATGCTCGGGAAAAGCACTAGCGACATAGAGAAGATAATTGCCTCGGCTGTAGGGTACAACACCAAGGAGGTAGAGAGGCTGTATGAGGAGGTGATAGCCAATGAGTACACAATCTACAAGCCACAGTATGAAAGAATCACGAGCAACTTTATTCCCTACAAGGAAAACTACCAACTTCAACAGGCGGTAAAAGCTATCACGGCGCAGACGGAGAAGGAACTTTCCGGAATAACTAGATCCTTAGGATTCATGATTGGGAAAGGAAAACCTGTATATACCCCTCTTTCTGAGATATACAATGGTTACCTTGACCAGGCAATGATTGGACTTACATCAGGAGCCTACGACTACAACACTTTGATTCGTAGGGTATGTAAGGAGCTTACAGACAGCGGGCTTAGAACTGTAGACTATGCCTCCGGCTGGCACAACAGAGTAGATGTTGCAGCGCGCAGAGCGGTATTAACCGGAGCCTCCCAGTTATCCGGTAAAATTATGGATATGAATGCCGAAAGTCTAGGCGTTGAAAAATTCGAGGTATCCTGGCATGCCGGAGCGAGACCTGACCACGCTGCATGGCAAGGAAAGGTTTACACTAGGAAGCAACTTGAGAGTATCTGTGGCCTTGGAAGCGGAGGAGGATTGCTCGGTTGGAATTGCCGGCACGAGTATTACCCATTCTTTGAGGGCTCTGAGCGAACATATACGGATAAGTGGCTTGAGGAGCAAAACGCACGCGAGGCACGAAAGAAAGCCTTCCGTGGTAAAGAGTATAACGCCTATGAAGCCACGCAGAAACAGCGCCGTATGGAAACAAATATGCGCGCACAGAGAGAAGAGGTTCAACTCTTAGAAGAGGGAGGCGCAGATTCCGAGGACATTACCATTGAGCGGTGCAAATATCAAGCCCAGCTCGACGAGTACAAGTCATTTTGCGATTACTTTGGCTTTCTTGAACAGCGGGAAAGAATATACTATGATCTAAATGGGCGAATATCCCCCAGCCAAGCCACCTACAAAGAGTGGAAAATAGCAGAGGTTAATAAAAATATAGTCACTATAGATAATCGCAAAATTTCCGAGTTTTGTTTAAAACCCGGAGCAAAACACGCAGCTGAGTTCTTTTCTGTTGGCTATACGAACAGTATAAGCGACCAGAAGCGGCTAAGGAGAAATCTTCTAGGGCAATATGACCGAAGCAAAATAGAAACTACGAAAGTCTTGCCAGAAGGAGGACAGCAGTATACAATCCCAATGATGCTTGGCGTCGGTAGAAAAAAAAGGACATTTAGAACTGTTTGGAGAATAGACAAGAGTGGCGCTATGCCGAGATTTATAACCGCTTATAGGATAGGAGGTTAATGGAATGTTTAAGTTATTTGATAAGGTTAGAGTAAAGAAGAAGAATATTACTGGAGTGATTGTCGATGTATCCCGACAAGGGGAAAGACAGTGCTTTGTAGTAGAGGCTGATAATAGAGGCAAGATTGAAGGAGGAATAGGGGGAGAAAACGACTACGCTATTCTTGATTGTATGTCCGAAGAACTCGAACATATTTAATTCCATTCTATACTTCGTTAAATCGGCACCTTCCCATTTGGGAGGGTGTCTTTTTATTGGTCTGGAATCCGAGACCTTAAAGGCGGATTATTCACGGGGCGCTGGTTAAAGCCCTAAAACAACCTATGTGTGAAAGGAGACACAATGAAAACCGAATTTTTGAAGGAGCTTGGGCTCGAACAGGAACAGATTGACAAGATTATGGCTGAGAACGGTAAGGACATTGCTGCAGAGAAAGCCAAAACGACAAAGGCTGAAGGGGAGAGGGATAACTACAAATCCCAGCTGGACACCACAAAAGAGAGCCTTGGGAAGTTTGACGGTGTGGATGTTGAAGCGCTTAAGAAGCAAATCACCGATTTGCAGAGCGACCTAAAGAAAAAGGATGATGAGTATACCGCCAAAGAAGCAGAGCGTGCATTCAATGATACTCTGTCCGGAGCGATTACTGCTGCAGGCGGTAAAAATGCGAAGGCCATCATGGCAATGCTCGATATTGATTCGCTCAAGGCATCCAAAGACCAGAGCGCTGACATTAAGACAGCCCTTGAAGCTATTCGGAAGTCTGATTCCTATATGTTCGGCTCAGAAGAGCCACACAAAAACGCGGTTGGGAGAACCGGAGGTAGCGAAAGCGGTAATTCCGCTGATTTCTCCACTATGAGAGCACTCATGGGACTCCCGGCAGAGAAAAATTAAATTAATCAACGGAGGAAAAAACAATGGCAAATGTAATTCAGTTAAGAAAGTTCTATTCCGAGGCGCTGGACGAGGTTTATAAGCTTGCGTCTTTAACAAGTGTCCTCGACGGAGACAACACTCTGGTAAAAGAGGGAGCAAATGCAAACGAGCTGCTCATTCCTAAGATGTCCATGGATGGACTTGCGAACTACGGAAGAAACAGCGGGTATGTAAACGGCTCTGTGACTTTCGAGTATGAGACTAAGAAAATCGGATATGACCGCGGAAGAATGTTCACCGTAGATGCTTTGGATGAGATGGAGGCTACACCTGTATTCTCTTCTTTATCTGCGGAGTTCGTTCGTACTAAGGTAGTTCCGGAACTAGACGCATACCGTCTTGGTGCTTACGCTTCAAAGGCGGGAATCGGTTCTGCTACCGGAGCATTAGCGAACGGTAAGGCGGCGATTGATGCGGTTATGGCGGCAAAGAGTGCTATTAAGGACGCAGAAGCAAGCTTGGATACTGTTTACCTGTTCATTAAGTCCCCTCTTAAGGATTTAATTGACGGACTTGAAACCACTGCAAGCCGTGCAGCCCTTGACGGATGGGCGGGCATTATCGAAGTGCCTTCTTCCCGATTCTTCAAGACTATTACCCTTAACAACGGTACTACAAGTGGGCAGGAAGCCGGAGGATTCAAGGGAGCCGGAGCAATCAACTTCCTTGCGGTAGATAAGAGAGCGGTTATTCAGTTCCAGAAGCACACCGTAAACAAGATTATTACTCCTGATCAGAACCAGGATGCCGATGCTTGGAAGTTCGGCTATCGTACTGCAGGAATTGCAGAAGTAAGAGACAACAAGCTTCCCGGTGTCTACGCACACACAGCACAGTAAGGAGAGCCTATGCAATACGCCGAGCATGCGTTCTACCGGAGCGAGTATCTCGGTGACCGTATAACGGACGAAAGTACCTTTAATCGGCTCGCCACAAGAGCCAGCGCTAAGCTGGATCACTACACTATGGGGAGAATCAGTCAGACGGATTGTGGAATTGCAGTCCGGCTGGCTGTTTGCTCTATGGCTGAGATTCTGTTCTGGGAAGAAAAGAGGAAAAATGCCCATGAAGGGCGGGAGATATCAAGCGAATCCAATGATGGGTACTCCGTATCCTTCGGAGGCTCCAGTGAGATGGATATGTCGGCGTTTTCAGAGAAAAGCCTATATCAGGCAGCGTATGCGTATCTGTCTCAAACTGGCTTGATGGATTTTGGGGTGTAACAGTATGGCAGACATTACATTATTCAATGCACGATATGACGCGAATACCAGAACTGAGGTATTTATTCCGACAAGGATTAAAGGGGCCTCTTACTATGAAAGCGAGGGTGTCAGTGCAAATGACGGAGTTTGGACGAATCAAAGCATATATAAGTTACGAGTGCCTTTAATCGGCTCAGTGATTGGGAAGGAGTATCTTCCGGAGAGAAAGTATCGAAAAGCGGGAAGTGCAGAGAGATACTGGACTATCCGGAAAGGAGACTTTATCCTTCTTACTCTCTTAGATAACGAAAAGGAAAACTATACAGGCAAAGAAATCGCTGAGATTTCGGAAGAACTGGGGCTTAAGCTGATTACGGTAACAGAGTACGCTGATAATACAGTCCGTGGGAGCGATATCGTAAAACATTGGAGGATAGGAGGCGCATAATGGGCTCAAAGAGAAATTTCTCGGATGTCAATACTCCGGCTTCGTTTGTTCAAGAAGGTAAAAATCTTAAATTTGGGCTTAAGTGGAATGAGCATTTCGGAAAGCAGAAACGCGCCGATTTCATCAAGGCGCAGGAAATAGTTGATAGCGAGTGCCTTAGGTATATGGACAAGCTGACTCCCATGCGTACAGGAATGATGATTAAGAGTGCTACGCTTGGTACCGTAATAGGATCCGGAGAAATAAACTACCTTGCGCCATACGCGAGAAGGCAGTATTACAACAATTCCGGAGGATCCCCGGCACATCCGCAGGCAAGAGGGATGTGGTTTGAGAGCATGAAGGCTTCTTACCGAGATGCAATATTAAAGGCTGCTGGAGGGGCATTTAGAAAATGATAGATTCAATCATACAGGGGTTGACCGATTATTTCATGAAATGCCCCTTACTAAAAGACGGGGTATTCCGAGTAGATGCTCTTGGAAATGAAGCTGTGGAATACACGATAGAGACCGGAGTAGTATCTCCGGTTATTCAAGAATACCTTGACGGCTCAAGTATTCGCCAATACAAATTTAACTTCGGCTCTCGCGAGTATTACTCTCTGGACAGGCTTGAGAACATCCAGAACAGTACATTTTATGAGTATCTCTGTAATTGGATAGAGTCTCAAAGTAAGGCAGGAGTTCTACCGGAAATGCCGGAGAAGTGCGAGGCGGAAAAACTGATAGTAGACGCACCGGGCTATATGTTCGATGCGACTATGACAACAGCAAGGTATCAGATTCAATTGACACTACAGTATTTTAAGGAGGTATAAGATATGGCTAGTGCAGACAGAAAGGCATTAGTCCGTAATAAAATTGCGGATTATATCAAGGTTGGGGACAAGTTTGAACTTATGGGAACGGGCTTCAAGAGTGTAAATGAAAGCCCTTCCGCACAGACTGATTCAACCACTTACATCAATGAGACTTCAAGCTCTACTGATATTATCGGATATGAGACTGAGTTCTCCTATGAAGCAGACCACATTCCTTCTCAGGCGGCCATTACCACATTATGGAAGGATGGGCGTGATCACAACACCGGAGGAGACGCACAGCACGAGTATATTCGTGTTGATTTGTATAATCCTATCGGTAACCCTACAGAAACAGCAGCGCTTTTCAAAGCCCGTAAATTCATCGTAGCAAACGAGGTTTCCGACTATGAGGGAGACGGAGGAGAGAAGGTATCTGTATCCGGTACCTTGCACGCTGTTGGAGACCCTATTCAGGGGAAGTTTGACACAGTAACAAAGACATTTACCGCCGGAGACTTCAAGGGAGCCTACGACGCATAATGAACTGACTACAGTATTCTGACTATACGGCAGAAGCTGGGCAGAGGAGAGGCAATCTAAAGAGGCGGATTGTTTCTCCTTTTTTTTCATGGCCTCGACCAAAGGAGAAAATAATATGGCGAAAATCGTAGTTTTAGGTAAGGAACTTGAAGGGGATTTTTTCGATGCTGACTTTATGGAGCGATATGAGACCGCTACAAGAGATATGCACAACAAGGCGACAGATGCCCGCGATCGGAAGTACGAGAAGGTAGCGGACGCCTTCCGAGAGCAGTGTGCGGTGGCGAGGGAATATTTTGATAGGATTTTCGGGGAGGGTACTTCCAAAGAACTCTTTGGAGACAAAATGAACCTTAGAGATCACATGGAAGCTATTGCAGAGCTCACAGAATGTGCGGCAGGGGCAAAGAAAGAGATTAACGACCTTACGAATAAGTATACTCAGCGGTCTAAGTCTTTCAGCCAGGTCGTTTCCGCTAAAAAGCATTGAATCTCATTTTAGACGGTCTGCCGGAAGTGGTTGAGATTGCCGGCACTTCGGTAAAGATTGATACATCCTTCCGCACAGGGATTATCTTTGAGGAAATGCTGTCCGATCCGGAACTACCTGACGAAGATAAACTTCTTACTATGCTTGAACTTTACTATCCCGGAATAGTTTTTGACGAAACGACAATTCGGGAGGCAATCGAAAAAATCTTTTGGTTTTACCGTTGCGGCTCAGAACCACGGCAGACAGCCGGCGGAGATGAGGGCGGTGAAACAGTTTTTTCCTACGAGTACGACGCCGATTACATTTATGCCGGGTTTATGTCCGCTTATCGGATAGACCTCGCAAAAGAAACACTCCATTGGTGGCAGTTTCGGGCCCTTTTTCGCTCGCTACCGGAAGATACGCAGATAATGAAAATCATAGGCTACAGGTCTATGAAAATATCTCCTAAACTCTCAAAAGAGCAAAAGGAGCATTATAAGCGTATGAAACGTATGTATGCTCTTCCGGGAAGATATGAGCAAACGAAGGCCGAAAGTGACCTTACTGAAATCCTTATGAATGGCGGAAATCCTTCCGCGCTATTAAATGTTGAAGGAGACAGTAAGCAATGGCAGACGGAACACTAAATTTTGACACGAAAGTCGATTCCTCTGGATTTTCCGGAGCAGTTGGACAGCTTGGCGGAATAGCCGGTAAAGCATTTGCCGGAGTGACTGCTGCAGTTGGTGCCGGCACAGTGGCATTCGCCGCACTGACAAAGAGTGCTCTTGATAATGTCGCAAGCTATGAACAGTTAGTCGGCGGAGTAGAGACGCTTTTTGGTGCCGGCGGTGCAACAATCGAAGAATATGCTGCAGGCATGGGGAAATCCGTGTCTGAAGTAGAGGGGCAGTTTTCTACCCTCGAAAAGGCGCAAACCGCGGTACTGGACAATGCGAATAATGCGTATCGGACAGCCGGCATGTCGGCAAACCAGTACATGGAGACTGTAACAAGCTTCGCGGCAGCCCTAAAGCAAAGTACCTCGAATGAAGTAGAGGCGGCAAATGTCGCCGATCAGGCAATTCGAGATATGAGCGATAATGCGAATAAAATGGGCACTTCAATGGAGAGTGTCCAGAACGCTTATCAGGGCTTTGCAAAACAAAATTATACGATGCTGGACAACCTGAAGCTTGGCTATGGGGGCACAAAAAGCGAGATGGAGCGCCTTCTTCAAGATGCGGAGAAAATCCATCAGCAAACAACCGGAGAGATTACACATTACGACATAAACAATCTATCTGATGTTTATACGGCGATTCATGAGGTGCAAACAGAACTGGGAATCACCGGTACAACGGCAAAGGAAGCCTCAACCACTATAGAAGGTTCAATGAATGCCGCAAAGGCAGCGTGGGACAACTTTCTCACAGGCACAGGGGACGTAGACCAGCTTGCGGAGTCTGTAGCGACACTGGCAAATAACGTCGTAAATAACCTATCGGAAATTATTCCACGGCTTGCTGCGGGATTACCAACCCTTGTATCTAAGCTTGGAGATATGATACCCGGTCTTTTTAATCAGATATTACCTTCCCTCATTAGTGGAGCGGTAACCTTGATAAACGGGCTTGTGAAGGTACTTCCGGATTTGATGAAAGGTCTTGTTCCTCCGCTTATTGCCGGAGCAATATCTGTGATTGGCGCGCTAGTGGCTGTAATGCCGTCGCTTTTATCCACTGCTGCATCTATAGGGCTTGACCTTATGAACACGATTGCAGACGGCATAGCGTCCTTTGACTTCGCAAGCCTTGCAGATACTATCGTAAATGGCATTTCTGGATTCATATCCGGCGGCGGTTTTAAGAAGTTTATGGAGGCGGCAAAGAACATCATTGTTGGGCTTGCAAGGGGGATAAGTATAATGCTCCCGGAGCTGATTCCGGCATTGGTTGAACTTGTCATTTATATCGGGGAAACGATTCTGGAGCAGCTACCGGTACTCATAGAATGCGCCGTGGAAATTATAGTCGCGTTGGCCAAGGGAATAATTGAGGCGCTTCCTTTACTGATTGAAAGTTTGCCAAGGATTATCATGGCCATTGTCAATGCTCTTATAACCGGTATCCCGCTAATCGTACAGGCAATGGGCGAGATTATCCTGGCTATTATTACAAAACTGGGAGAACTTGCCATTCAGCTATTCGAGTGGGTGGCCCCTACAATAGGGGGATGGATTCAATCCATCGGAGAGTGGTTTGCGCAACTCCCCGGATTGATTTGGACTTGGCTTACTGAGGTGGTCACAAAACTCGGGGATTGGGGCGCTTCAATCTTAGAGTGGATTACAACGAACGTGCCGGCATGGATTGAAAGTATCGGAGAATGGTTTAGCCGGCTTCCTGAGCGTATAGCTTACTCCCTTGGCTATGCAATCGGTTCAATCATAAAGTGGGGAGCAAATGTTGTTAAATGGATCGCAACAAATGTACCTACTTGGATTGAGAGCATAACGAAGTTCTTCTCCGAGCTTCCCGGTAAGATTTGGACTTGGCTTGTAAATACGGTGACGAAAATCGTGCAGTGGGGCATAGAGATGCAACAGAAGGCCTCTACCGCGATTCAGACTATGATTAACTCAATAATCACCTTTATGCAGCAGTTGCCGGGGAAAGTTTGGACATGGTTGGTAGATACGGCAAATAAGCTGAATCAATGGAAGCAAGACCTTGTATCCAAAGGTACTGAGGCGGCTACAGGGCTGTTCAATGCGGTAGTTGACGGAATCAAAGGCCTTCCGGATAAGATGGTATCTATCGGTAACGATATAGTTTCAGGAATTTGGAACGGAATCTCGTCCGGATGGAACTGGCTTACTAGCAAGGTTCAAAGCCTTGCGGAATCTCTTCTGGAAGGAGCAAAGGATGCCCTCGGCATTGCTTCACCGTCAAGAGCCTTCCGTGATGAGTTTGGACGCTGGATTCTTCCCGGAGCGGAGATAGGTATAGAAAAGTCTATGCCGAGCGCCTTAAAAACCATGAGGGAAAGTGCAACAGCACTCCTGAATGAAATGAAAGGCACCGTATCGGCTTATAGCGGAGAGATTGCGCTATCTGCCGGAGCGTCAGAAAGCCGAAGGGCGTTTTCTGCCGGGGGAACATCGGTATATTACGATAACCGAATTGAACAGACGAACAACTATCATGAAGCAGTTCCTGCTCCTTCCGTTGTGGCAAAAAATCAGCGCGAGGCGATTCGTAATATCGTCGGAGGTGTGAAATAATGGCAAATCAGATTAGAGTGGTTCTCTCGTGTAACGGGAGGACCCTTACTTTTGGCAAGGACAGTGATATAGACATCACGAAGATAACCGGGCTAGAGAGTTCGGATATTGAAATCAGTAAAAGCGATAACGCCCTTGTAGACGGAGAAACCGTAGACGGACTGAAGATAAAGGGCAGACCAATACATATCGAGGCCTCTTTTCGGGATTTAAAGAACAATAAAGAGAACAGGCAAAACCTGATTAAGTTCTTCAATCCGAAGTACACGGGAAAAGCCCTAATTGAGTATATGGGTGTATCGCGGAACATAGAATACAGGCTTGAAGGATGGACTTTTAAAGCAAAAGCTTCGCTTGATGCAAGGCTGGCCATTGTTGTGGATTTATACTGCCCTGATCCGTACATGCTGAATATTGATAACTTCGGAAAAAACATGGCTGCATACACTCCCTTGTTTGCTTTTCCTTGGATAATCACCGCTAAAAAGGTTACAGGACTGAAAAGACCGTATTCCGGGCTTGCTTTAGGAGGGCGTGCAGCAGGATACAGAACGCTGCATAAGGAAGTGGCACTTTCCAATGATGGTGATGTACCTACCGGTGTGATTATCAAGTTTGTAGCTACAAGGGGGCCAGTAAGCAATCCGAAGATCGCAAGAATAGGAACGGGGCAATTTATGAGAGTAAAGGTGGAAATGGCCAAAGGGGATGTCCTTGTAATTGACACCAACGAACGCCATCAGATTGTTGAACTTAACGGAGTAAATTGCTATCAGCGCGTGGATAGACGGTCTGAGCCATTCCAGCTTGATGTAGGTGAGAATTATCTTGAATATGCCGCAGATACGAACTATGTCAATCTTGATGTAAATATCTACTATACGCCTAAGTATTTGGGGGTGTGATATGCAAGTATATATTCTCGATAAGGATTTTCAGACTATTGGAGCCATAAAGGTTTTTAATTCGCTGATATGGACCCGCCGCTACTATGAGCCGGGGGTATTTGAGTTTCACACATCCTCAAGCTTCTTCCCCTTATTTAACTCCGGTAAGTATATATGCCGTAATGACCGCTCTGAACTTGGAGTAATCCGGGAAGTAAATTATGCGCAAACAGACAAGGGAGAGCGTTCAGCTTACTGCAAGGGCTACTTTGCAGAGAAACTACTGGATGATAGAGTTCTTCAGGCTCCAGTAAATATATCCGGAACTCCGGAAGAAATCGCACTTGCTCTTGTGGATGGAATGGCCATTCATCCGGCAAACTCTGGGCGAGTTATTCCACGGCTAGTCCTTGGGACTCGCAAAGGACTTGGAACACGAATTACATTGCAGACAACGGGAGACAAGCTTGGGGAAAAACTGTACGAGACAGAGCAAACACAGGAGCTATCTCACCGCATTCTATATGACTATGAGAGGAACACACTCACCTTTGAGTGCTGGAAGGGGCGTAATCGCACGGAGAATCAGGAAGAAAACTCTCCTGCGATTTTCTCCAATCGTTTTTACAATGTGAAATCCGCGATATATGGTCGAGATGAGAGTTCTTATGCGAATGTCGCTTATGTTGCCGGTGAAGGTGAAGGAAATGCAAGAACTATTGTCGAAGTAGATATTCGCATGGATCCGGTAGAAGAGCGCCGGGAAATATATGTGGACGCTAGAGATTTACAAAGCGAGTATCAGGATGGAAGTGGAGCAAAACGCACCTATGATTCTGCCCAATACCGAGCCATTCTTAGGCAGAGAGGACTGGAAAAGCTTTCGGAATACTCAAAGATTGAGACAGTTCACTCGGATATTGATGCCGGCGCTAATCTTGTATATATGAAGGACTTCGACCTAGGAGACCTTTGTACATATCAAAATATGGATGTTGGAATCGAGTGTGACGAAAGGATAACCGCAATCCAAGAGGTATACGAAGGGGCAAAAATGACCTTGAATGTTACCTTTGGCACAGACGAGGCGACGACTATCACGAAGATTATAAAAAGGGAGGCAAACTAAATGCTAAGATTTGGCTATTTTGATTCAGAGATTATCGGTACGGATCCGGAAGGAATGCCGATATTCGACAGGGCAGAAACGTCCGACCTATTTCGATTACTATTTGCAAAGCTTGTCAGTAATGGGGTTCTTGCTCAGCCCGGGGATTGCTTTCAGGTTCTTGCGTCGGAAGGCCTAACCGTTAAAGTCCGTCCGGGCTTTGGACTGATTCAGGGCGCATTTGCCTATGATGATTTAGAGAGTACGCATACCTTAAGCAAAGCACCTCAGCAGTATGCGAGAATTGATAGGGTTGTGTTAAGAGCAAACTATAAAAATCGTTGCTGTGAAATCATTGTGAAGGAAGGCACTGCTGCGGTGAATCCTGTCGCTCCAGCTCTTCTTACTCCGGCACGAGGAGACTACTATGAGCTTTCTCTTGCTACAATTTACATTCAGTCAAATGCAACAGCTATTACTCAGTCCGCAATAACGGATACCCGTGGGGATAGTTCGGTTTGTGGTTTTATTACGCAGCTTATAGATCATCTCTCTACAGATACATTCTACGCGCAGCTAAACGGTTTTTATCAAGACTTTACCCGTAGGGTAGAGCGTAACTATAGTGAGCACACAGGGAAGATGGAGGAGATTGAGGAGTCCTTACAGGGGAATTTTCAATCATGGTTTGAAACGGTCGAGCGAACGCTTACGGATACGCCTGTTGGAAATCTTTCGGCACAGATTGATAGGCTGAAAGGTGAAATAATCGTAACTATTCCGGCTAATGCCTGGTCCTCTTCTGCACCATATAGCCAGAAAGTATCTGTTCCAACAGCTAAGTCCACAGACTCAGTAACAATGGGGAAGGCCTACACAAAGGACAACACTTTAGAAGAGATAGAGACATGGGACGAAATGGCCGGATTAATCACCAGTGCGGAAGTTAGTGATGGGTATGTAACTTTTTACAGTAAATCAGAGAAGCCTAACAAGGAGTTTAAGGTTAAATTAAAGGGGGTGAGTAAGTAATGAGTGAAGTATTTATACCGCTTGGGGGAGCAGGAGGGAAGAACCGTGGAGACATTTTAATTCTTCACAATAAAGAAGATATACGAAAACTCAATAACTTTGATGCCATTCTTGGAAAGTTACCTCCTGGCCTTTATAAGAAAAAAGCCGACGACAAACTTGTGGTTCCCGAACTTGGTAATCGAGAGGTTGAATTGCAAGGATTGAGTGATGGTCAAAATGCTACCATTATGTATTCAAAAGAGTATATAAAGGCACTGGCTCTTAAAGCATTTGAAATTGCCTCAATAACAAATTTTAGATTCGCCCCACGAGGACATAAACAAACCATGTTTACATGGGCTAAGCCTTCCGGTGGGGCAATGTGGAGTGGTGTGAGGCTTATAGCCTGGAAAAAAAGTGAGCCTGAACCGAGGGATCCTGACGATACATCAGGGAAATGGGTCTATGACACCGCTGATACTTATACCATTACTCCACTGTTTCCAGATGTCCCTCATTACATTAAAGCTGTTTCCTATGTCTCAGTTAAAGGAGGTAGATGGTATCAAGATATCAATTCGGCCCCAAAACTTGAATTTACACCGACCGCCGCTAGTGGTGCCATTACTCTGGGTATGGGTGCAGGAGTATGGACTGTTCCTGCGAATGTTTACCGCATCAGGTTTATCCTTGTTGGACAGGGAGGTTATGGTGGACGTGGCGAAGGATTTTATGCAGGAGGTGGTGGAGGTGGTGGTTATGTTGTTCAAGATTACATGAACGTAACACCCGGCCAACAGTTATCTTGGATAGTTCCCACTTTCATTTATAAAGGCAGAAGTTATGGAGTGATAAACACTGACCATCCGGGTTATACATACACCGGTAAATGGGAGGACGGCGTTATCACTAGGCTTGGCGATAGAATTGCACACGCAGGTTCTTGGGGACAACAAGGTGATAGAGATAATTCATCCGGTGCAGGAGGAAAAGGCGGTTCCGGAGGTGGTACTGGAAGAAGCGAGTATGCCCCCGGTGGAACAAATGGCTCTTCCGGAGGCGGTTCAAAAGGTGGAGCAGGGCAAGGCACTACTACTGTTGGTTTCAACGGTGTAATGTATGCTAGTGGTGGAAACGGTAGTGTTCAAAGCAGGCCGTGGTTCTCGTATGGAGACAATGGGACAGATGGGCTTGGTAATGGTGGAGGGGGTGGATTAGGACAATCTCTCAGCCGACAATATTATCAAGCTGACGGTGGAAAGGGCGGTACCGGATGCATTTATATTGCCTGGGGAACAAATATGAATGACGGAACATGGTAAAGCTTACATACATCTATGTGCATGAAAGGGATTCCTTACGGAGTTCCTTTTTTAATTTATCTAAAAGAGGAAGGAGAGGAAATGAAAAGGGAGTTTGCGTTAATTTTGCCAAATCCCACAACGGAGGAACATGAAGGAAAGACAGTCACTATCTTTGAAAATCCTACTGATGCGAACATGGTCGCCAAAGCTATTTATGGCGAAACCGCTTATGCTGTTGAGTCTACCATGTGGGACATTAGGGAGCCTTTCATTTATAGGGACGGAGCTTTCTACAATGTGGAAGAAAAGGCAAAGGAAAATGAAAAAGGCAAGGTCGAATTTGTCCGGATTGAGGAAAAGCTTGCTGAGAGAATCCTCACACCGACAGAGGAAATCCAAGAGCTGAAGAAGCAGAATCAGGATTTGAGGAGTGTTGTTGATACTCTGCTTCTTGAGAGTTTAGGAGGTGTGTAATGTATGAAACACTTTTGAGACTTGCGACTGAGGGAGTTCTTAGCAAGGCTTTACTAGATAGAGCCGTTGCAAAGAAGTGGATCAGCAAGGAACAGGAAAATGAAATTCTGCGTATTGTTGCAGGGAAAGGAGCAGAAAATGGATGATAGATTTTAACTATTTTTTCAGTATTGTTGATTTTGGAGTCATTATCCAATCGCTA